CTTTTTATGGGATAAGCCGGTCACAATACCTTTCAACAAATCATATTTAGTTTCCAGTTCTATTTTTGTATTTACTAATTCCCTGTACTGACTTAAAGACTTTATATACGATTCCATAATCTTTTCTGTAGCCTTCAACCCTTCTTCCATACGACGATTATACTCATCATTACGAGCTAAAGATTCAAAAATTTCTAGATTAGATTCTGCCTCTCTAACCTTCTTCTTACATAAGGCTAGTATCCCATAATACCACGAATACAAACTTGCCTGCTTCTGTAACTCATCGTCAATATTGGCTGGATCAATCTTTGTAACCTGCCTTGCAATATTAGGGTAAGTTTCTTCTGTAATGTCTCTAAGACTTTGTTCTAGATCATTCATTTGTTTCCTCACACTGTTGCGGTAAGTTCTGTTAGCTCGTCACTCTCTTGCATTAAAGTTCCCTCTGTCATCCTCAAAGTCGAATAATTTACATCCATAGGGATTACATATCGTTGCTTGCTATCTCTAGCCTTAATAACATAACCCCGCATCTTACCATTGTCGTATTCTTCCTCTGTCTGATTTAGAGACAGAGCCCAATCCACTGTCCTAATCTTACCGTAAGAATCAGCAAGCTGTGCATCGGTGATAAGATTCACTCTCCTACCTTCACGGTTAACCTGAGAAGCAGTCCACACAAGACAGTTGTACTCTACAGCAAGTCCTCTGAGTTCTTCTGCGATTCGCTGTTGAGCCATATACTCCTGCTCGATAAGACGGACTGGGCGTAGAAGTTCAAGATAATCCACAATGATAAGGTCAGGTTCAAAATTGTCATAACTCTTCAACTGTACCAAAAGGGCTCTCAAGGTATTAACATTAGCTTGTCCTGTTGGAAACTCCTTAATCACTAAATGAGACTTCGGAAAATGCTCCTTAAACAAAGCAAGACGCTCATTCAACAAAAGTTGAGTAGAAGGCTCCTTGAGTTTAGATACAGGCAACATCGTAATGATTGAATCAAACCTGTTTGCAATCTTATCCTCAGACATCTCCAAAGAAATGTACAATACCTTCTTGTTCTCCATCATAGTAGCCACTGCCTGATTCACCAGAAACAGGCTCTTTCCTGTTCCAGCAGATGCTACCACCATGCACAATTCCTTCGCATTATGCCCACCCTCTAGGTAATTATTGCATACTGGGAAAATGGTTTTGAATTTGTCAATATCCCTTCTAGCTAGCAAGCGTTCCCACCTTTCTTTCACTGAGGAGAAATAAATCTGTCCATTATCGACAGTTCTACAAACCATAAGAGCTTTTCTAATGGTCTCCTCAGTCTCATCTAGCCTATCTTCCCTAACTAGATCAACACACTTACGGATAGCTTCTTTGACTTCCTGCTTACGAGCAAAGTCTTCGATATAATCCAGCAAGAAATCTTTACTATCGAAAGCACTTACATCTAACCCATTAATGTAGGTAATCTCATCCTGATAGTCTGACATATCTTCGGATACAGGCTTATTTTCCCTCACCATTTCGATGAGCACATCATCAGTAGGTAGTTTTAGATACTTATCATAATACTCCCTAGTCCATGAGAATAATTTTCCGTGGACTGGAAATTCAAAGTGTTCAGGCTTTACAAGATTGACAATTTGCAGATAAAAGTCCTTATCAGACTTCAAGAGATACAAAATAGTCCGTTGAATATTGTCAGAAAAACTGTATTTCATTGTTTTTTAGTAAATTGAGTTTAAATTAGGGTTAATGTCTTTATGAGGGTCTCTTCCTGCCCTATTATACCAATCGACTGTAATTTTTCTAGCATTTTCTTTCCGCTGGGCAATTTCTTTATCTGAACATCTGCGGGCAGTGCCTTCTTTGACCATCTTCTCAAAGTCAGGCACCACTCTCTTATAGACGCTAGCACTAGCCGTGGCTCTTTCTTTCGAATAGTCACACTCTGTATTCAAAAACTTATCAGCAGTTTCTTTATCCATGCCATCGCGGCTATACTTCTCTATTTTAGATTCATTGGTAGTGAAACCCATACCTTTGAAATGAATAGATGGAGCAGTAAATATTCTATTCCTTCTCTTATTACATAAAGAACATTTACTGGTCTTGGGAGGCTTACTCATAGAGCCTTCTTTTTCCCAATAAACCTCACATTTATCACATTCAAAACTATAAAACGTCATTTGTCGTTTTCATGAATTCTTACCATTACCTCATCTTCAGACATGATAATAAATCCATTACCTCTTAGCATTACACTAGTGCCAGCATGAGGAGGGACTAACACTTTGTCTCCCACCTTTAAATGAAGACAGTCTTCTCCAACTCCAAATATTTCCGCCTCCAAAGGATGTTCTTGCGCTCCTGGCGAAAGAATAATACCACCTTCTGTAACTTTCTCTGGGTCGTCTCTCCTCATTAACACTCTATTGCCTAGAGCTTCTACCTTAAGTGTTTTCTTTTTCTTCTCTTTAACTTTAACCACAGTCACCTCCATTAATTGAACAGAAAGTTGCGTCTTGAACTTCCTCCTCTATTACAGACTCTACACCCATATATTTTTGAATATTTTCTTCAGTTAATGTGATAGCCTCTAGAGGCTCTTGGCCTTTAGACCCTGCCTTATAAATAGTTAGACCTTTTAAATAAGGAGCAAATGCTAAAGCAGTATTACTTAATTCTTCCGCTGTTGCAGTTTCTGGAAGATTAATGGTCTTACTGATGCTACTATCAATATACCTCTGGAACACTGCTTGCACTGCCATATGCTGTTTTGGAGACACATCATATGCTCCTACAAAATTATCCAGATTCAAACCCTTCTCATAATATTCCTTAAACAAGGGGTCAACAACCACAGTTTCCTGCCATGTATTATTTTCTCTATACCGTCTCTTATATATCGCAGAGAAAATAGGTTCTACACCGGAAGATACCCCATGTACCATGCTAATAGTACCTGTAGGAGCCACAGTCAGTATAACTGCATTTCTGATTCCATGCTCCCTAATAAGCATCCTAATTCTAGCTGGGAGTGTCCTCGCAAATTCCTCCTTCAAATATTTTGTTGCATTAAACTCTTCAAATGGGCCTTTATCCCTGGAAATGTAGAGGGAAGTTTTATAAGCCTCATCCCGGAAGGTACTCATAAGCCTGTCCGTGAACTCAAGGCACTTATCACTACCATATTTAATACCCAACTTAATAAGCATATAATGGTATCCCATAATACCCAAACCAATACGACGAGACTTATGAGCAACTTCACGACACTCTTCAATAGGGAATGAGTTAACAGTTAATACATTATCAAGAAATCTAACACCCGTCCTAACTGAGGCTGCGAATCGTTTCCAATCAAACTCACCATCCTCTACCATATTTGAAAGATTAACATGTCCTAGGCAACAATTACCAAAATTAGGCAATGGAATCTCACCACAAGGATTAGTAGAATCTAAAGTCTCAAAATAAGTAACATTAGTATACTTATTTGACAATGAAATATTGTAGATGCCGGGATCTCCCGATTTCACTGCGTTGCCCCAAATCTGGTTCCAAAGTTCTTTTGCCTTTAAAGGAGTTTCCCTAACGAAGTTAAAAGTATTGCCTGAACCCACAGAATAATGTTGAACTGCCCTACCATGTGCATCTTCTTCATTCAACCCCACTACATTGATTAAATCTACTCCTTCTTTACTAACACGATTGAAAGAATAAATATAATACTTCCTACTATTAAAAGTAAAATACCAATTTTCATCATTATCACACGCCTCTAAAAACCTATCAGTAATCGCTACTGAAATGTTAAAGTTTGTTAACTCTTGTTTATCCAACTTAACGTGAAGGAAGTCTAACAAATCAGGGTGAGTAATATCCAAAATACCAATCAAAGCAGTACGGCGGTTCTTTCCTGCCCTCACATGATTACCTATCTCATTAATCATACGCATAACAGACACCGAACCAGGAGCGGAATTGGCGATATTTTGAATATCGTCTCCCTTGGGGCGAATCTTAGAGAAATTAAATCCAATTCCGCCACCAGCACAGGAAATACGATAAGCATCTTGAATCAACTTACCTATAGATGCAACAGAGTCCCCTGGCTGCAATACATAACAATTTAGTAAGTTATAATCCTTTCTACCCGACCCAAAAAGAATTCTCCCTCCTGGAATAAAGTCACCTGAGGCAATAGCGTCATAAAACCTCTTACACACCGACTCCTTGTCCTTATCACTCTCAGCAGCCGCTACATGTTGTGCTACAGCCCTAGCACGATCTCTCCATGTTTTTTCTCCTGGGTAAGCGTATCGTTGCTCGAA